CTTGTGCTTGATGGTGCGCCACTGGTCGACGCCCGTATGATGAAACATGGTCAAGCCGCAAGCTCTGTCTCTCGGTATCTCGGAAACCATCCCGAGCAGTCAACCGTACCTGTCAATAAGCGCAATGAAACCTTGGGCGAGCGAACAACCCGCCATCTCGTCAAACGCAAGGTGCGCAACCGCGCTGATTCCGAAGGCCGCGTGACGAGCGGAGAAACGAAGGAGATCACGTTCAGCAACTCCGTCGAGCAAAAGCGGATTGCGCTGCTTAACCGAGCCGCTTCCTATGTGAATTCAGCGCCGCCGCCTGTTGTAATGCGTATGGCAAAACTGCTGCAGGATTCCCTATTGGATACCAACTGAAATCACGCTGGTCGGTCGGCGATTTTAAAAAATCGACAACAACTCACAAACCAGCTTCGGATTTGCCAAAGTGGCATTAGAATTCCGGTGTCCGGGTCCACACGACTGATCGTGCTTTTTTGCATATGAGGCATGAGCGCTGGCCCGGTTATTTCCACAAGAACGATCTTTCCGGAAGAAACCACATGGCAACCTACAAAGACCTGCTTTCGCAAAAAGCAAAACTCGAAGAACAACTCGAAGCCGCTCGCCAGAAGGAACTGGCTGAGATCACCGCGCAAGTGCGGCAGGTCGTGCAGGAATACGGCCTGACCGCCGAGGACATCGGCCTGGCGCCGAAGCGTGGTGGCAAGCGCGCGCCCAAGGCGGCACCAGTGCCCAAGTACCGTGATCCCAAGACCGGCGCCACGTGGACCGGCCGCGGCCGCGCCCCGGCCTGGATCGGCAAGAACCGCGACAAATATCTGATCGCCTGATTCACCGGCAGGCGACGCCTGCCGCCACGAGGCGCACACCGGTCAGCCCAACTGCCGGATGCGTGCCTCGATGGCGGTGGCCAAGCGCGGAATGCGCCGCGCCACCACCTGCTCGATGTCGAGCCGCTTTCTGAGCACCACCCTCGGCACCAGCACCGCAATCGGGACGTCCGCGCCACGCTTGATGCGCTTGACGCCTTCGGCCTTGCGGTAACGGCGCTTGAAGCCCGCCAGCGGCCGGTCGTGCTCCCCGATGTTCTCGGCCATCAGCACCACATTCCCCCGGTCGTTTTTCAAGAAGTACGCATTGCCACCGCGCATCAGCTCGCTGATCTGCGCCTTGAAGCGCTTCCTGCCGACCCGCCCATAGAGCGGAATCAGCAGCCGTCCGGCGACTACCCCACCCCGCTCGTGGATGGCTGACCACGGTACCCGCGAACCCACATAGAGCGCCGGCAGGCGCTTCGGGTCCTTGTCCAGCACCTTGGCCGTGAAGCCCTTGAGGAAGGACTTCTTGACCACCCGCATCTGCCCGGCGACGTGGTCACGAACCTCCTGCCGAAGCTCAGCCGCCTCGCTGGCCATGGCTTGCGCCACAGCTTTCTTCACCTTCGGACGGAAGTCCCCCGCCCAGCGGCGAAGCTGCGCCTGCGCCGCAGCGCTATCGATTCGAACGGAAATGCGCATGGCTGTTTGCCTTGTCGTTGAGCTGGTCGAGCGTGCGCTCAAGGTTGCGCGCGTCGCCCCGCGTACCGATGGCGATCAGTGACAGCAGCCGGGCGTCGCGCGCCGCCTCCGCACGCACGGTGGCATCCAAAAAGCCGCGCACCTGGGCCAGGGTGTAGCCGAGGACGTCGGGCACCCGGTGGCCGTGGTCGATCAGCCGTTGGATGGCGTCGAACCAGACGCCGCCGCCTGCGTCACCCGTGCGAACAGGCCGTCGAGCCTCGGCAGCACCGTCCGGGTAAAAAAATCCGCGTTCACCTCGACCACCTTGGCCACCAGCAGGATCGCCTCGTCGGCTGCCAGCGCATCGACCCACGCACGGGGCTTGTCCACCGCGATGGCGACGGCCTGCAGCAGATCGTCGCCACGCTCGATGAAGAGCTCGAGCCAGTCGATTGAGGGCGCCTTGAGTTGCTGCAGCGTCGGCGAGATCGCGCGCAGGAAGGCCGGCAGCCGGCCAACCTTGAGCGGCTGGATGGCGAGCGTCTCGCCGCCCACGGCAAGTTCGGCCGGCTGCGGGATCAGCTTGTCCAGATCGTCCATGGCGGGCCTCACAGTTGCACGATCCTGCCAAATTGGCCAAGGACCGCGTCGAACGGCTTGGTCGGATCCGCCAGCAGCGAGCCCTCCATCTCGAACTTGTTGTACTCGTCCGAGATGAGCGACAGTTCCTTGAGCGGATCGAATGCCACCCGGTACAGCTCGACCAGCACCTTGGCGTTGCCCTGGGCGGTGTTCAGGCCCTCCAGGCGCAGGTACCGCTCGGGCAGCGGCTGGGTAAAGATGCCGATCTCGGTGGCGACGCCATAGGCGTAGCTCGCCTTGAACGGCTTCACGTAGGGCACCGGTGGCGAGCCGCCATCATCCAGGCGCAGGAACTGGATCGACCCGAAGTCCAGGTCGCCGGTGTAGTCGACACCGGCGACCAGCGTCGCGGGCTTGGCGCCGCTGTCCTTGATCACCAGCTTCGACACCTTCGGGTGGGCCAGGAAGTAGCGGTCGCCCACCATAGGCTCCGCGGCGCCGACCGGCTCGTCATTGACCGCGCCACCATCGCCGGTGACGTGGTTGCCGTACAGGGCCAGGGCGAGGTTGTCGCGGGTGAACTCCTCGATGGTCAGGTTCAGGGTGGCCGACTTCTGCTTGACCATCCGGTGGTCCAGCGTGCGCTGGCCGGACTGGCTCTCGTAGTGCTCCAGCACGTCGGTCTTGAGGGACAGCTTCAGCTCGGCCACGTTGCCGGGCGAGCGCACCTCGTAGGGCACGCCCGCGGCATCGCGCTTGCCGAGGTAGACGCGCCCCTGGAAGGAGGCGTAGGTACTCATGATTGGGGGAACTTCCTTGCGTTACGCAGAAATGGGTACGGGGGTGAGAGCGGCCCGAACGGGGCTCTCGACGAGCAGCAGTCCCGCCTCAGTTGGCGGGCGAATCAGCAGTCAGATGGACTTCAGGCAGGCGTCGCCAGATCGGCGGCCAGGGTCCGGTAGGTGATGCGGTAGCGCGCCGGAATCGCAGCGGCCACGGCGTCGGCGTCTTCCACGTCCCACTCGCAATCGAGTTCGTGGATGCCGATTGCCAAGCCCCCGCAATTCACATCGGCCATCAGCGCGGCATGGGCGGCAGTCAGCAATGCATCGGCTGCCGTCTCCGGCGCGGCGGGCGGCACCGCGCGGGCCAACGCCGTCACCCGCACGGTCAGTTCGCGCGTGACCCGATCGTTGGCCCGGCTGGCGATGGCATCGCTCTCCGGATACACCACCAGCGCCGGGCACTGCTCGCGCGCGATGGCGACGGTGGGCGACCGGTGCAGCGTGGCGCCCGCCGCCTGGGCCGGTGCACGGACGGCCGCCATCACCGCGAGCAGGATCCGCTCACGGACGGAGTTGACTGCCATCGGGGTTACAGCCGCGTGAGCTTGGCGCGGATCTCGGAGCCGTCGCCGACCGCACGCAGCTCCCGCACGTGGAAGACCCCACCGGCGATTTCGACCGTCTCGCGGGGGCCCAGCCCCGCAAAGATCGTGGCGGGATAGGACATCACGTACTCGGTGCTGACCGTCAGGCCATCGAGCAGCGTCTCGTCGGGGGCGGCAAATCCGACCATGTTGATGCGCGGCGGGCTGCCGTCAGACGGCCGCCAGATGCACTCCTTCAGGAGACCCGCATTGGCGGCGGCTTCGTAGAGGGTTGCCACGATGTCCACGGTCACCCCATCGTCAGCTTGACCAGCACGCCCGGCCGCAGGCACATCGGCAGCGGGTTGGACTGGGTGTGCACATCGGTGCCCCGGCCGAACTGGCGCGGCTCCTGCTTGGCGTACAGCGGCTGGCCCAGCGTGTTGACGGTCTCGTTGAAGTCGGCCGGCGCGAAGTACGTGCTGAAGGTGTCGATAGTGCCCACCGGGAACACATGCGCCTCGCCCGGTTCGATGAAGCTGCGCACCTTGCCGGCGGCGTCGGACGCCTTGCCCCGGTACTCCTCGAAGGTGATGCCGCCGAACTCGAAGCCGCTTCGCATGTCGTTGATCAGCACCACGCCTTCACGCCAGCGCGAATAGGCCTCCTTGACACTCTTGTGGCTGACCAGCGCCTTGAAGAAATCGGTCGAGCACAGGCAATGCGCGCCGGTCGTGACTTCGCCGAGCAGGGAATCCTCGATCATGCCGAGCACATCCGTGCATTTGTTCCGGACCTCGGTCTTGTCGACGCCCAGCTCGAAGCTCACCACCTTCTGCTGAATGCGGAACTCCTCGAACAGGTTGTAGAGGGTCGAGCCGTCCGCGTCGAGGATTTCCCCCTTGAGCGCGCCCATGCGCAGGTGTTCCAGGGTGATGGCGTGCTTGTTGCGCATCGTGTCCAGGCGCTCGGCCATCACGTTCGACACCGATTCCAACTCGGTCTCCGAGCCGAAGCCACGCAGCCCCTGCACGGCTTCGGGCAGCACCACGTCGTCGTGCGGGATGTGGGGGATGACGAACGAACGCACGTTGCGCCTGCCCCGCGTGCCGACCGTGCCGGGCGAACCTGGCGGCAGCGTCGGCAGCAGCGTCAGTACACCCTCGCGCTGCTCGACGATGATCTGCCTCGTGCGCACCGGTTTGGGCGCAAAGAGGTTCATCGCCTCCAGCTTGCCGTACCGGTTCGGGATCAGGTTGATGGCCGCCGTCATCGAGGCCATCTCGAAGGCGGGATTGGTAAACGGATTCTGCATGGTCGATCAGGCTCCGACGCGCACCAGGACGCCCAGTGCCTTGAGTTGAGAGATCGCGGCGTGCTGCTCGACGGCGGCGATGCCGGCGGGCCACTGCAGCGCGTGGGAGGCGACGATGGCGTGGCGCGCGACCATAAGGCCGTCGTCACGGTCGGCCAGGTGGGCGTCGCACGCCTGCATCAGCACACCGGCGGCGTACTGGCTGCCATCGGTGGCGGACGGGTCGAGCGCCTTGACCTTGCCCGTGGCGGTCACCATGCCGAGCACGGTGCCGAGCGCCAGGCTCTGGCCGGCGGCCACGATGACGCGCTCGCGCGAGTACAGATTGGGCGCCTCGTACTTGAGGAGGTCGCCCAGATTGAGTGGTTCTTGAAGAACAGGCATGTGCTTCGGTTACTGGATGCCCAGGCGCTTCTTGACGGCCTGGAGCAACGGGTTACGGGGAGAGTCGGCATGGCCGGCATTGGCTGAGACCGCCTGCGCGTGCGGATCGATGCGGCTGGCGATCTCGGGCGATGCCTCGGCGCGCGCGGCGAGCAACTGGCTGCGCACGCGTTCGGGCGTGGCGCGCGCTTCGAGGAAGCCCGCGATCAGGTCGGTGCGACCGGCCAGCGTGCAAAGCTGGGCGATCTCCACGGCGTCGGTATGGCTGGCGACGGGGGCTGCCGGCGGCGAAGCAACAACCGGTGGTTGGGCGGTGGTGCCGATCGCGTCCGCAGCCGGCACGCTGACAGCAGCGGGATCAGGTTGAGTGGTCATGGAACAGTCCATCTGGAGGTTGAGAGAGGGAGCGCGCGCGGATGCGACCGGCGCAGGAACAGAAAGGGATGCAGTGAGCTGGGCTAGCGCGTCGTCGAACGTGCCGACGGCATCTGCCAGGCCGGCGGTGACTGCGTCCTGCCCGAAGAACAGCCCCGCTTCGGTGGCGCTCGCCGCTTCGGCCGTAATGCCGCGGTAGCGCGCCACGGTCGCGACAAACAGGCCGTAGACGCGGCTCACCTCTGCCTGCAGTTGTGCTTGCGCTTCGTCGGTGATCGGCTCGTGTGGGTTGAGGTCGTTCTTGCGGGCGCCGGCAAACACCGCCGTGTAGCGAACGCCGTCCTTTGCATCCTTAACCGACTGGTCGACGTGCATGGCAATGACGCCAATCGAGCCGACGCCACCGGTGCGGGACACAAAGACTCGCGACGCGGCGCAGGCCAGCGCATAGGCGGCCGAGAACGCCATGTCGTTGGCCACCGCCCAGACGGGCTTGATGGCGGCGGCGGCACGGATGCGATCAGCGAGATCGAAGACGCCGCCCGACTCGCCGCCGGGGCTGTCGACATCGAGCAGGATGGCGGCGATGCCGGGGTCGGCCAGGGCCGCGTCCAGCTGCTCGCCGATCGCGGTGTAGCTGGCCAGCCCCGACTCGGCCTCCAGGCCCACGGTGCGCCGCACCAGCGTGCCGTGGATCGGGATGACGGCGATCTGCGGGTTCTGGTTGGCCGGGCGGCTGCTGCGCGGCGTGTAGTCACCCGGCGGCGCCAGGCCGGCCAGGCCCACGCGTGGGCCGAGCACCGACAGGATCACGTCAAGTTTGGGGCGATCAATCGCCAGCGGCACGCCAAAGAGGCGTGTCGCCAGATGAGGCAACAGGGTCATGGAAATCCTTCAGGCGGCGACGGGCTCGCCTGCGTTGGCATCCGCGCGAGACACGGCAGGAGCGCCGTCCTTGGCGGTATGGCGCGGATCGGAATCGAAAACGAGGCCGAGCTCGTCGGCTCGGGCGTTGTCGGCGGCGATCTCGCGGTCGATGTCCTCGGCGTCGTAGCCGAAGGTCGAGATGGCTTCCGAGCGGCTCATCAGGCCGGCACGGATGGCCAGCAGCATCGCCTTGAACTCCTTCTCGGGGTCGACCCACTGCCAGCCCTGCGGGATCCACTTCACCTGCAGGTATTGGCGACGGCGAGCCGCCCCGCCACGCGCGAAGCCGGGGGCGACCAACGCGCCGGAGAGCACCGCCTGTTTCATCCAGGCAGCCCACACCGGGCGGCACATCTGGTGCACCAGCACGCTGTGCTGCACCATCTCGCAACGGCGGCGGAATTCCAGCAGCCCCGCGCGGATGGACGAGTAGTTGACACCGGTCAGGTCGCCAGTCAGTTGCTCGTAGGTGATGCCAAGCGCTGCGGCCACCGCGCGGAACTGCGTGCGCAGGAACTCGCCATAGGAGCCGCCGACATCGGCCGGATCGGAGAACTTGATGTCTTCGCCCGGCTCCAGAATCTGCAGCGTCCCCGGCTCGAGCCCCACCAGCGAGATCCCAGCCTCGTCCGGCAAACCCTCGCCCATCAGGTTGTCCTCGGGGCTCTGGCGCGTGACGAAGCCGGCGAACATCGCCGCCGTCTTCTTGCGCACCAGCTCGGCGTCGTCATACTGGTCGAGCTCGTACAACTTGACCAGCGCCCGCGACAGCCACGGCTCGCCCCGGATCTGGCCCGGACGCAGCACGCGGTACAGGTGGATGATCTCGCTCGCGTCGACACGCACGGTGTCGAGCCCGCCCTGCCCCGACATTGGCGCCAACCGGCCATCGTCTGGATGCGACCGGTACAGGTGGTATGCGACGCGCCGACCCAGCCCGTCGAACTCGATGCCCGAGCGCACCACGTTGCCCGGGCCGGAGGCCCCTGCGGTTGGCGGCAGGTCGACGTTCAGGGTCATCGGCAGGTGCTCTGCCTCCAGCAGCTGCAGTTGCAGCGGTACGGCTAGGCCGTCCTCGGGACGGCGCGGGCGCAGGCGGATCAGGCACTCGCCGCCTTCGAGCATGGCGCGGCAGGCGAGCGCCTGCAGGCCGTAGAAGTCGGTCTGGCCGGCTGCATCGGCCTCCTCGGTCCAGTCGCGCCACAACGCCTGTACGTCCGCCTTGAAAGCGTCGTCGGTGGACAGACTCTGCGGCTTGATGCCGGTGCCGACCGCGTTGGCGACGAACGCCTCGATGCCGGCCTGTGCCCAGGCGTTGCGCCGGACCAGATCCCGGCTCTTGATGCGCAGGTCCTCGCCACTGGCGAGCAGCGCCGCCACCGCGCCTGGGTTGCCAGGCCTCCAGGCCAGCGATCGCCTGCCCCGGCCGGCGGCCTCGTGGACCGGCGCCTGGCCGAACAGGCTGCGGATCCTGCCGAACCAGCCGACCTGGGTTCGTGATCCTTTGCTGGCCATCAGAACCCTTTGCCGGTCGTGACGCGGATCTGGCGCGGGGCGCCCGGCCACAGGCCGGTTTCGGCGGCCTGCTCGAACAGGCCGCGCCTGACCTCGCGGATCGCGAGCTTGAGCTCATCGACCGTGCGGTACTCGACCGTCTTGTCTTGGAAGGTGACGCGACGCTCACCCTTGGCGAGCGCGGCCTCCAGCGCTTGCAACTGCGCTTCGGTGTATGCCATTCAGCGGTAAACCATCAGGTTGAGTTCAGAGGTGTCGGAGAGCGTCCCGGCGGCGGTCGTGCAGATGACCTCCACAAACGCGGCCGTCTTCGCCTCGGCGCGCACGCGGGCGGCGGCGGCCTTCATGGACGACTGGCGGCCCGCGTTGCGGGCAAAGGCCACCCAGCAGTAGCTGTCGTCGGGCATCGGCTCGGCGAAGACCACGCGGTAACGGCCGGTAGCGACGCGCGCGACGCTCTGGACGTTGAATGCCGACCGAATCACTGCTTGGTCGCCTTCCGTGCCAAAGCACACCCAGGCGCGGGCCAGGCCCGGGTGATCCGCGGTGATACGGGCGCGGACCTCCTGGGCAATCGCAGCGGCAAGCTCGGCGATGTGTTCGGTCAGCGACATGGACGCCGGATCAGGCGCCGGTCAGAGCCGCCTCGAAGGCCGGCACGAAGTCGGTCTCGGGGTCGCCAATGGCGCTGGCGGCGACCGCGCCGATGTTCTGGCGGGCCTGGGCCTGTTCGTCGGCGGTCAGCGCCTGCGCGGCGTCGAAGCGCACTCGGCGGTCCACGGCGGCCAGCAGCGCGGCGATGCCGGTCTGGTCCTTGAGGATCGCCTCCTGCAGTTCCTTGAGCGTGTCGAAGGCCGCGTCGGCGCCGCCCAGCAGGTCGGCCTTGAGCGCGTCGAGCAGGCCTGTGATCTTGGAGGCCGAGAAGGTGGTCGTGGTACCCGCCGCGTTGGCGTCATCGATCAGCGCGGCGCTGGCGATCTTGTCGAACTGCGCGCGCAACTCGTTGATCGCCGAGACCAGACTGGTCTTGTCGGTGGTCGACAGCCGGGCGAGCGTGCCGACCTGGTCGTGGATGGTCTTGAACTCCGACGCCAGACGCAGGGCGAGGGATTCGACGCGAGTCTGCAAACTCATGGGGATGAACTCCGGGTAACAGGATGGGGAGCACCGAGGTGCTCAGGACGACAGCCAGCGGCTCTTGATCACGCGCCGGCCGGCTTGGCGGACCCCAGGACGGGGCCCAGAAACGGCGATGCCACCGCGAGGGGTGGCATCAGGGGAAACAAGCGATTCGGTTCTCAGTGGCGTATCGGGCGGCGGCGCCAGCCCCAGTTGCCGCTCCAGCTCGCGCCAGTGGCGCTCCTCGAAGCGGTCGAGCCCAGCGGCGCTCGCGGCCGCGCGCGCGTAGACGTAGCAGTCGAGTGCCTCGTTGCGCTCGCGCATCTTTTGCCATTCGCGGATCGGGAAGCCGTTCCGGTCACGGCGAGTGATCAGCTGCTCGGCGCACAGCTGCTGCAGGAACTCCGCATCGATCTTGGGCAAGTGCACAAACCCGGACGGGAACGCGATGGTTGCGCCATCTTCTGCCACGTCGGCGACTTTGCGCAGGTTGTTGTAGAACTCCAGCTTGGCGATACCGACTGCCACCGTGAACACCTTGATGCCGCGGCGCAATTTCTTGCCGTTGCGGGTGACGTCGACCGCCTTCGGCGTGCCGATCAGCGCGGCGCCGCGTGCTGTGCCCTTGACCGCCATCACACGGGCATCGCCGCAGGCGCGCACGAAGGCATAGCTTTCCTGCGTAGCAAAGCCGGTGTCGAGCGCCAGACGGGCGAGCGGCATCGTCGCACCACTGGCGTGCGTCCACTGCGCTTCGACCAACTCGGCGAGCCGCTTCCACACCGCGTCGCGGGTGGTATCGCCCATCAGCACGCGGTGCTCCACGAGCCACGCCTCCTTGCCGCGCCCGAAGGACCAGATCGAGACCTCGATGCGGTCCTTCTGCACGTCGGCGCCGGCCGAGAGCAGCAGGCCGCCCGCCGGCACAGTGCCGATGGGATAGTCCTCGCGACGCTCCAGCAGGCGCTGCCAGTCCGGTGCCTCGCCCTCCTCGACCCAGGTCTCGCCCAACTCCGTGTTCCGGAAAGTCTTGATCGCCGCCGCCGACCCGCTCTCCTTGCTTACCGCGCTCTCCCAAGCCGCAGCGATCTCGCGCCAGCTGCGCCAGCCCACCGGGCTGTACAGCGAGGACAAGTGGAACCCGGCCGTGCGGCCGCCCGCTTCCACCATCGCCCGCCATTCGCCCTGCGCCAGCATCCACGCCTTGTGGTGCTCATGGATGGGCTCGAAACAGGCTTCGCAGATGTACGCGGCCGTCTCAGGCTCGCCCTTGGTCCAGCGCAGCTGCTCGAAGCGCAGCCATTGGCGATGGTCGCAGTGCGGGCATGGCACGAAGTAGCGGCGCTGATCGGACGCGTCGTATTCGCGTTCGATGGTGCTGGCACCGGCAATCGTCGGCGTCGACACGATGAAAATCTTGCGGCGCGAGAAGGTTCGCGTACGGGCTTCGGCCAGCGAGATCGCATCGCCTTCGCCCTCGACGTCCAGCGGGTAGCCGTCCACCTCATCGAGGAACAGGTACCGCACCGGCATCGAGCGCAAACCCACGGCGCTGTTGGCGCCCGTCATGACCAACACGCCGCCTCTAAATTCTTTGGCGAGGATGGTGTTGCCCGAGTCGCGCGAGCGGGCCGGGGCGATCCGCTCCGCCAGCACCGCCGACTCCTCGATCAGCGGATCGATTCGCTGCTTGGAGTTGCGCTTGGCCATCTCCACGGTCGGCCAGACGGCCATCATGGGACCTGGAGCGTGGTGGATCACGTAGCCGATCCAGTTCGACCCCATCTCGGTGGCGCCCAGCTGCGCGGCCTTCATGAAGACGACCCGCTCGATGGGCGACGTCGGCGACAGGCTGTCCATGATCGCGCGCAGGTATGGCGTGCGGCTGGTACGCCAGCGCCCGGGCTCCGCCGATGCCTTGCTCGACAGCATGCGATGGCGGTCCGACCACTCGGAGACGGTGAGCAGCGGATCGGGCGTCAGTCCTTCACGCCAGGCGCGCTCGAGCTCGGCGGCGCCTTCGTAATCCGCGTCCAGCATCAATCCACGCGCGGGCGCAGCTCGCCCAGCTCCTGCAGGTGTTCACGCACGGCGGACTCCAGCGCGACGTGCATCGTATGCGGATCGATGCTCAGGGTCGCGGCCATCTGCGCGGAGACCCGCGCCGGCCAGTTCAACCACGCGTCGCGTTCGGCACGCGCCAACTTGAAGACGTGGGCAATGGCCTGCGAGCGGTCCACCAGCTCGCCCTTGAGGCGGGCCAAGCGCACCTTGTTGGTTTGCGCCTTGACCACCTCGTTGACGGTGCGGGCCTGCAGCAGCGACGTGCCGCCTGTGGGCGACGATGTCGACCCATCCGGGGTCTGCCCCCCATCCGGCGTTGCGGCGGCCCTGACGGGCCGTGTGCGCGTGCCGGTGCGTGGCGCTTCGGTACTGCGTGCCCATTCGGCGTCGGCGCGGTCCGAGTCAATGGTGCCGTCCGCGTCCGGCGTGATGCGCCCGGCGGCGATGGCCTTGCGCACGGCGGCGTCCGACACGCCTCGGTGCCGTGCGTAGGCGCGAATCGAAATTCCCATCTGAATCTTGCTGGTTCTTTTGCAGATAGCGCTTGGCTTCTGTGCAGCACAGCGCTTTCAAATCACCTTGAAGGGGCAAACGGGATGCCGCTCACGGCTCAGCCACGACAGAACCACCCCGAACTGCAATGACGTCCCACCGTCACGGAGCCAGCACATGAGCTAACGCCTGCAGTGGCGTGTTGTGAATCGCCCCGTGTACGCCTACTGGAAGCAGATCGAATTGGGAGACGGGCTGCCCAAGGCCTTGTTGCATGTCTGCATACGCTTGCAGAAAGTCCTTGGTGTGGTGCAACGGGATGTGGAACTCACCAAGGTTGGGGTCAAAAAAAGTGATGTGATTGCTACCCGGTTGCCGATGCAACGCGGTCGCGTGGCTGTTTCCGTCCCGCGATCCGGTCCCGCGTATGGCTAACAAGCCATACCCCTGGAACTCCGTCAATACACGCGCAGTGCTTCCCACGCTTTTGTGCGAATGCACTTCGCCACCAATGGTTAAGCCCAACATCTGGCTTGGCTGTTCTTGCGCTATCGCATCAAGTCTTGCCATGCCAGATTTACCAGAAGGCTTCGAAGCCCGTCCCCGCAGCATATCGGTTCGATTCGCTTCGTAGGCACGTTGATAAACCTCGGCATGTGCCATCCCATCAAATGAACCGGCGGTATTGACTCGGTTGACGGCATGCGTGGCCGGGGCCGCCTCGTGGAGGCGAATCCATACAGCTGACAAGCCTACACAGCTGCCTGAATAGTGCTGCGCGGATTCCGCCCCAAATCGTGCACGGAAAGCCAAGCCTTGTCTGGTACGTGCGACCGCACACTGTGCCATCTGCGTGGGCAATTCATCCCAAATGTGCGCGTCGAATTGACCTGCCGATGGGAGAACTCCTGGCTCGCTGCTGTACCGATCTCCTCTGAGAGGAAGAGGAGATCGCACGAAGCTGTTCGCCTGCTTTGCAGCATTGGGCCTAGAAAACGCAGTCAACTTTTCCAGGGCTGCCGGACGAGCAGCAGCACCGCGACTGCCAGCCACCGGTGCCCTCTTGGGCTCAGCGGAGTCCGCTCGGGGTTGCGCAGTGAAAGAGAAGCGAGAAAAGACTCTCATTGTTGAAGGGACAACCAAATGGCTGCAGCGTAGGTTTCAAGTCAACGCTCAATAAAGAAGCGAGCCGAACACTCGAGCTGGAAAACGAATTTTGATGCAATAGGGCGTCCACAGGCGGACCGTGAGCACGAAAGCGAATAGCGCTTGGCTTCTCCGCCGAACAGCGCGTTCATCACAACACGTTCAAACCACCTCGAAGGAACAAACATGACGACGCGACAACTGACCCCGGCACAGCACGCCATCCTCGCTTACGCTATCCAGCACACCGGCGGCAAGATCGAATGGTTCCCCGACAACATCAAAGGCGGCGCGCGCAAGAAGGTGCTCGACGGCCTCAGCAAACGCACCCTGATCGTCTTCGAGCGTCTGGAATGGCACGTGACGGACGAGGGCTACAACGCGCTGGGACTCACCCCGCCGCAAGCAGAAGACCCCGCTGTCCAAGCTGCGGAGACGGCACCGGAAGCCGAACGGAAACAAGGGGCCAAGGCGCCGCGCACGCGCGAAAACAGCAAGCAGGCCCAGGTGATCGCGATGCTGTTTCACCCCGAAGGGGCAACGATCAGTGAGATCTGCAAGGCGACCGGCTGGCAAGCCCACACCGTGCGCGGCGCGTTTGCCGGCACCTTCAAGAAACGACTCGGGCTGACCATCACCTCCCACAAGCCGGCCAACGGTGAACGCGTGTACCAGATCGAAACCGACGGCGGCGACCAACCGGCCTGATGTCGCACGGGGCCGACCGCGATAGCGGCGGCCCCGCATAAAGCTGGAGACAGCGCTTGGCTTGTGACCGGAACAGCGCGTTCATGTCGTTGTCGTGATTGACGACGCCAACTTCAAGGAGAACACCATGAGCAACACCATCGAACGCTCCCCCCGCACTGTTGTCATCGGCGACAACATCATCCAAGCCGCAAAACTGGCCAAGCGCCTGCCCTTTGCCCGCAAGCCGGCCGATCTGAGCCAGGTGCACGGCCAGGAATACGCCGAGGTCTACGTCACCGAAATCAAGGAACTCACCACAGATGAATTCGACGATTTCGCGGGCAACCTGCTGGTGTCCCGCGACTGGCTGCGCGGCAAGGGCGGCGCAGGCTCGGCAGCTACTTCTGCATCGAGGTCATCGCACCCGGTCGCCCTACCCTCTATGTCAATCCGGAGGGTAGCGACTACGCACGGTATGTGGCCTGCATCGACTAGGTGCGGCTGACTGGAGAAGCCAAAAAAACAACTTGGCTTCTCCGTCGAGCAGCACGGTCATTCAGGTGCCGCAACGAGATGGTTCAGGAGAGCAACGATCTCCGTCACGGCACCGGATCCCCACACCCGCGTCATACAAATCGAGCAAGTCGGCATGCTCTGACTCGAATGGAACCTCCCCCGCGGGCATCCCATTCGGCTTCACGCACAACCCTGCGCATTTTTGCGCTGAGCCCTTGGTGGAGAACACGGAGAATTTATCCCCCTCAAAAAACGCACAGGATTGAGCATGCCTCGAATCAGATCGCATGACAGGTATTTCACCAGCAGAGGTCCTACCGATCCCCTGGACGATTTCCACCGTGAGTCGGTCGTTAAGCTTCACAAATCCGTCGACCCAAGCCTATTCGGCCTGAGCTCGTTTCGCTCACGCAAAGTGCGAGTGGATTCGGACACCATGGACAATCTCAAGATCGCCGAAACGACCGTCCGGCAAGTCAAGTGCATGCTGCCCTACGGCGGGGGCAATCAGAAGCCTGACGTCACCTATACCGAAGGCGAATCCTGGGCGCGTCGGAGCATGCTGCGTGATGAAACGTATTGCCAGAATCCGATCCAGCACGCCAAGGAAGTTGTGCGTTACCAAGCGGGCAACTGCGCTGAGCACGCGAATGTCAGCTACGCGCTGCTGGCGGGCCGTCAGCTGAACGCACCCTTGCTGCGGGCCAGCGACGGCGACGATGATCATGCGTATGTTCTGATCGGGGACCCGCGCGACCCATATTGGGGCGAAAGAGATACGGTCGTCGTGGATGCGTGGGTGACGCATCCCTCGGCCTTTACCTTGGCAGAGGCCGATGATCTGCACCCGAACATGACCCCTTTCCAGCGCAGCCGATACAGTCCTCCGGACCCGGATGCCAATCTGCGCAATGTCCGGCATGTCACGACGGAGGAAGTCAATCAATACCTCTCGGAATACAGCCGCCCAGAAGTCGGCCCGGCATTGCTCGACTACATTGATGAGTACGTCGATACCAACAAGTTTTTCAATACGAAGACCTCCGCCGACGATCCAAGCACCCGCTACGGTGACTCCAGCTTTACCTCCAAAGCGATGGACCGCATAGCGGAAAGCACGGTCGATCGGCAAAGAGAAGCCCGGTCCGAGTGGCATAATTCCCCATACAGCTGGTAACTGAGCACCAGCAGACCTCTACTTTTGCATCGAGGTCACTACACCCGGTCGCCTCCACCTCGTACGTCAATCCGGAAGGGGCGACCACACCCGATACGTGGTCCGCGCAGGCTGATCGGTTCTAGACAATCTACCGGATCAGCGCCTCGCGGATAGCCTGCTCCCCGGTGTATTCCTCCCAGCGTCTGACGATCACGTCGGCGTATTTGGGATCCAGCTCGATCAGGCGCGCCGCGCGTGCCGCCTTCTCCGCCGCGATCAGCGTCGTACCCGAACCACCGAACGCGTCGAGCACCACGTCGCCCGGCCGGCTCGAATTGCGAATCGCCCGCTCCACCAGTTCCACCGGCTTCATCGTCGGGTGCAGGTCGTTCCGGGCCGGCTTCTTGATCTGCCAAACGTCCCCCTGGTCGCGGTCGCCGCACCAATGCCGCTGCGCGCCCTCGGCCCAGCCGTACAGGATCGGCTCGTATTGCCGCTGGTAGTCCGCGCGTCCCAGCGTGAAGGTGTTCTTGGCCCAGATGATGAAGGTTGACCAGCGCCCGCCCGCCTCGCGGAATGCCGCCTGCAGCACGTCCAGTTCGCTGGAAGACATCGCCACGTAGATACCGCCGCGGCAGTTGGCAATCGTCGGCGTCAACGCCGCGAGCAGGAAGTCGTAGAAGCCGCCGCCCAGGTTGTCGTTCAGGATGGCCCGGCTCGTGCCACGCTGCCGGTCCTTGGCCGTATTGGCGTAGTTCACGTTATAGGGGGGATCCAGAAAAGCCATGTCAGCCTGCTCGCCCTGCAACAGCCTGTCGTAGCTCTCCGCGACGGTCGCATCCCCGCACAGCAGCCGGTGCCTGCCCAACACCCAGACGTCGCCCGGACGGGAGATCGGATCCTCGGGCACTTCCGGCAGCGCAGACGCCTCCGCCTGGCCGTCGCCCTCCTCCCCGTCCATCAGATCAGCGAGCGCGTCCGCATCGAAACCCGTCAACGACAGGTCGAAGTTCGCCGCGTCGAGCGCGGCCAGCTCGGCGCGCAGCACGGCTTCGTCCCAGCCCGCGTTCTCGGCGATGCGGTTGTCCGCGATCACGAGCGCCCGCCGTTGCGTGGGGCTCAGGTGGTCCAGCACCACCACCGGCACCACCTGCAGGCCCAGCTTCATGGCAGCGGCGAGGCGCCCGTGCCCCGCGACGATGACGCCGTCTGCACCGGCCAGGATCGGGTTGGTGAACCCGAACTCCACGATGCTGGCCGCGATCTGCGCGATCTGTTCGTCGGAGTGCGTCCGGGCGTTGGCGGCGTAGGGAGCGAGCCGCTGAATCGGCCAGTGCTCGATCTTGCCTGCGAGCCAGGAGGCCGTCATTGCACCACCTCCTCGCCCGCCAGGCGCTCGGCCGCAACGGCCGCGAAGGTCTGGCCGGTCGACTGCAGCGTCACCGGCACCTCGGGGAAGTTCTGCTGGAAGCGCTTGATCGCGACGTCCACGTATTCGGGTGCGATCTCGACGCTGCGGCACTGACGCCCGGTGCGCTGGGCGGCCAGCATGGTGGTGCCGCTGCCGCCGAAGGGTTCGAACACGATGTCACCGGTATCCGAGTACGCCTCGATCACGAACTCCGGGAGCGCGACCGGGAATACCGCCGGGTGGTCGATGTCGCGACCGATCGAGCCCTTGTGCCGCATCACGCGGATCACCGAATCCGGGATCCGGGTGTCCTGGGTAAGTTTGCCCTCGTGTGTCCAACTCCCGCGAACGCCATTCTTGCCCCGCATCGAGGTCGAGGTGCCGTCCGGACGCAGATGTTCATCCCGGCCGGCGAACTTGCACGGCACCGTCTTGTTCGGCCGGCGGGCCTCGCGGTTGAAGTGGAAGACGAACTCGAACGACGGCCCCAGGCGCCCCATCCAGTCGCCCGGCATACCCGGTCCCTGGTCCCACACGTACCAGCCGAACCGCCGCCAGCCCTGCGTGCGCATCCACGTAATCCAGGCATCCCAGTACGGCACGACCTCGCTGTCGCGGTGGACTAGCCCGAGGTTGACGAGCACCTGGCCGTCGCCCGCCATCGGCACGTTGCCGAACACGCCGCGCATCAGCACGTCCCAGTCCGCGATACCGCCGGTGGTGTAGTTGCGCTGGTTGGCGTAGGGCGGCGAGGTAAAGCACAGCGCGGCTTGCTGGCCCGCCATCAGGGCCGCGATCACGCCGCTGTCGGCGGCATCGCCGCAGATCAGGCGGTGCTCGCCCAGGAGCCAGACGTCGCCGGGCCAAGACACCGGCACCGCCGATGCCGCGGGCACGTCGTCCGCCGCATCCGGTTCCGGATCGCTCGCCCCACCGTCCTCGGCTTCGCCCAC